GATGGCATAGCCGCCAGCGTCGAAGTCAAGGTCTACGATGGTTCGCCGGATGACCCAGTGGCGGACTTCACAGTAACAACGTAGAGACACCAGAAACCTAAGAGGAGTAAGCCAATGCCAAACACACCTCCGCTTTCGCTGTCGAACCTCGTGGATATTAGCGTGACCGTGGCTCCCAGCGCAGTGACCGCAAACAGCTTCAACCAGGGTCTGTTCGTTGGCCCGAGCGCGGTCATTCCATCCTACGGAAGCAATCCGCGGCTGCGCCAGTATTCCAGCACGGCGGCGATGCTCTCTGACGGATTCACAAATTCAGATCCAGAGTACATCGCCATGCAGATATATTTCAGCCAGACGCCGCAGGCGACGTTCGGATGGGTGGGTCGTCAAGACCTTACAGCCTTGAAGACCATCACCATCGACGCTCCTGGCACTGGCTGGGCAGTGGGCGATGTCTTCTCGATAACCCAGAGCGGAGCCAGCTTTGGCTTCGGCGTCGTTACCGCCGAGTCGAGCGGAGTTCCAAGCGCTGTTGCCGTGGCCGTGTCTCAGCAGGGAACCGGATACACGGTTGCTACCGGGCTCACAACTACTGCTGTGTCACCCTCTGTCGGCATAGGCCTGACCGTAAACATTACCGCCATTGGGGAGAGTCTCCTGCAGGCTGCGGAGGCTTGCCGGGCGGCTAACAGCGTCTGGTATGGACTGGCAGTCAACAATCCGACTGCCTCGGACAACATCGCGATCGCGGAATGGGCGGATGCTCTCTGGCAGACCACGCGCTATTATCCGTGGTCGTCCGATACCGGCATCCCGAACAGCACAGCCGGGAACGTGGCGCTGCAGTTGCAGGCTTTGAAGCTTCGCGTCCTTGGCATCTATTCGACCACGCAGGGCGGCCTCTACCCGAACAACATCTACGCCGCGGCTGGACTCATGGGTGCTGAGATGGGCCTGAATACCGGCCTGGCTAACAGCTTCTTCACCATGGCACACAAGCAGATCGCCGGGATTGCGCCGGAGCCTCTCACTCAGACGCAGTACGACAATATCTTGGCGGCCAGCTTCAACGTTTACGCTAACTTTGGATCCTATACGTTACTCGAAGCGGGATTCATGTCGAACGGCGCTCCGAGCTACCTTTGGATCAACCTGGCCATGCTGGTCGCCAACCTGCAAATCGAAGAGCTCAATGTTCTGCAGAGTACCCCGGCTGTTCCGCAGACAAATGCAGGAGAGCATCTACTTATCCAGGCGGCCAACAATGCTTGCGCCAATTCGGCGCTGATCGGGTTTCTCGCCGGTGGTACATGGGAGGGAGCCCAAGTCTTGAACCTCGATACAGGGGATGCACTTCCAAGCGGATACCTCAACCAAGCGCAGCCGTACAGCCAACAGTCGGCCGGCGATCGAGCGGCGGGAAAGGCTATGCCGATCTACTGCGCCATAACCACTGCCGGGGCGGTCCAAAGCCTGCTCATCGGCGTGTACACCCAGCTTTAAGGAAAGGGGAACATAGAACATGAGCGCTGTCGGCACAACATACTCTTTCAAAGACCTGGTTGGCGTACTCGTCAATTCAGTATTCGGCGTCAGTCTGCCTATCGCTGGCGGAAACATAGGCGTCGGAACAATCACAATCACCATGACGACGGAGCGCACGGTGCATGACCTGGCCGCGGATGGAGTGGTCATGCCGAGCTACGTGGCCGGAGATAATGGAACCGTGGCAATTGAGGTTCAACAAACCTCTGCTCTCCATCACGCGCTATTGTCGCTCTATAATCAGGCAGTGCTCGCAGCGAATAACGATGATCTTTCAGGATGGGCGGCCACTGTCATTAGCTTCCGCACAATGCTCGATGGAAGCACTCATGTTCTCAGTGGAGTTGGATTCGGAAAGATTCCAGATAAGCCGTATCATGCAAACGGACAGAAAATTACCTGGAACCTGCTGGCTGCGAACGTCGTCAACCAGTAATAAGCAAACGGCGCGGCGGAGTGAAGGTAGAGACCATGACGATCTGGTCTCACCCTCTTCGTAGCCGGAACATCCCGGCCCGTGCGTATAATATGGCTCTGTAAGGAGGGCTTGGGAATGAATACGATTCAAAGATCCAAAACGATCGATCTGAATGGACGGCGGTGGGAACTACGCAAGCTATCACCGATTGTGGGCAGCTTCATCTGGCAACGCCTCATGGGAGCTTGTTTCAAGGCTCAAGAGAGCATAGCTCACGACGAAATCAAAATGGACAGCGCTACGGCGGAAGCTGCTGCAAAGGCAACACCGGAAGAAAGGCTGCGGACACTCTGCGGCATAGCCTTCATGCATCTGAGTCTGGATGATTTCACGTTTACCCAGAACAGTTGTATGAAGGCTATTTCGCGTTATGAGATGATGGGAGAGAGTGAGCAACCGATCCCCATTATGACCAGCGATGGATCGTGGGCTGCTCACGAGCTCGAGGATAACCCATTCCTGGTAACCAAGCTCACCGTGGAGGCGCTGGTTTTCAGTCTGGCAAGTTTTTTGTCCGAGGGCGCGTAGACGCTGTCGGCGTAGGCGCGCCAGGATTCGATCCTGCTCCTTTCCCAACTTTGGATCCGCTTGTGTGGAGACCGGTATCCGCCGGCCTCTGGCAGCAACACGAAACCTTCGATGGAACCTACGATGTGCAAGACCTGTGCGATGCTCTTGAGTTTCTTGACATCAAAGAAGAGAACCAGCGCAGATTAGCTGAATGGAGAGAGGCTAATGCCGAATATCCTCGATGAGTATTTGGTGCGTCTTGGAGCCGTGGTCGATCAAAGCGGCATGGCCAGATTTCATAACGCCTTGCGCGAGACAGGCTTCTTTGTCGAGGCTCAGTCTGCGCGCATGGCGGGATCTTTTCTCAAGGCTCAGGTAGAGATTGTGAGCGGCTTCGCGGCGATCGGCAGCGCAGCCCTCGGACTCGTCGACAAAGTGGCCATGGCTGACCAAGAGTACCGCCTGTTTGCCTTGCATATGTACATGAGCAAGGACGCAGCGCGCAGCCTAAAGATCGCCATGGACGCACTCGGGCAGCCGCTTGAGAATCTTTCTTGGGATACTGAGCTGCGCGAACGAACTAGGCAGCTTATTGAAGACCAACGCGCGATGGCGCCGGGCGGGGACTTCAACGAGCAGATGCGAAAGATTCGCGACATCCGCTTCGAATTCACTAGAATGGAAGTCGAGATTCAGTATCTCGGTATGCACGTCGTCCAAGACTTCTTGAAGGCTCTAGGCCTGGGACCGGATACTCTTCTTACTAAACTGCGCGAGTTGAATAACTGGTTTATCAAGGACATGCCCGCAATCTCGAAGTCTCTGGCGACCTGGTTCGTTCCGATCTGGAAAGATGTTGTCATGGTCATGACATCCGTCTGGCAGGTCATCAAGTCTGTCGGAACGGCGTTCACAAACCTCATGGGCGTTCTCTTCTTTGACAACAAGCTCGAGAGCGCTACCTTCGACATAAAGAAGTTCGGCATGGCTTTGGAGTATGTCGCCGGAGCCCTGGGAATGGTCGCCACGATAGTTGATGTTGTGCTCGACACCGCCGCGCACCTGGCCAGCATCCTTGCCAACATAATCACGATGCAGTGGGACAAGATCCCCGGCAACGTGGCTGATCTGTTCTCCGACTACGGTGCGGACATTCACAATCTAAAATCCATGGCTGGATCTATGGCGGAGTCCAGAGCTCAACTTTTGGGGGGCGGAGAGGCTGCTGGCGGTACTGCTGGCGGCTTCGACGTGAATTCTATAGCCTCGGCGGCTGGAGTACCGCCAGACCTGATGCACGCGATCATGATGCAGGAGAGCGGGGGGCATCAGTATGCAGCGGGCGGCGGGACTCTGCTCGGAGCTCCAACCCGCACCGGGCAGGCCATGGGACTCATGCAGCTTATGCCGGCGACCGCGGCGCATTATGGAGTGAATCCCAATGATCCGACAGGAAACATGAAGGGTGGGGCGACGTATCTGCGTGACCTGCTCAATCACTATGGCGGCAATGTTCCGGAGTCTATCGGCGGTTACGCAATGGGCCAGGGACGCATGGACTCCTTTCTCGCCGGCAAGGCTACGTTGAGTGACGAAGCCCGCAATGAAATCGCTCATGTCCTCGGGCGCATGGGGCAGAGTGGATCAGTCAACGTAGGCGGCATAACGATCAACATCGTACAGCCAGGCGCCGGCTACCATGAGGTCAAGAGAGCAGCCATCGATGCGATGAAAGAACACGCAGACAAACAGACACAGAGAAACCTGTTGGAATTTAAACAGGTGTACGGCGTGAGTTATTGATATGTCAGCCACTGGTTCAGGAATCTATCGTCCTCCACAATGGTCGCAGCCGGCCATGGTCAGCATCACGGTTACGCCGACCACGCCTGCGGCGAGCGTGAGCGATACTGGCGTCCTGACTATCAATGGCACTGCCACCACCACCTACGTCTTTGACGCCGTGTTGGAGCTCGAGCATGAGCAGAGGCTGGAGAAGACCCATCATCCTGTGCAGACCGGGGCAGACATCTCCAGCCATGCGTACTTGATGCCAGCTCGCTGCGTGATGTACATTCTGATGTCCGACGCAGTAGATTCCTACAGCCACAGCGCTGCGAATGCGGTGGCCAAAGGAAACTCTATTATCACTCCCTGGATAGGAACGTCGACCAGTAAGAGCGTTAACGCCTACCAGACCAT